AGGAACTAAGACGCATGATTTGTTCGTGTTCCCACTGTGCCGGCGGTGCCATGACGAGTTACATCGTGATGTGGGTGGCTGGGAGCAGAGGAACGGCAGCCAGTTGGTGTTGTTGGTGCAATTTCTGAATAGGGCGTTGGGGATAGGAGCCATAGTGAAGGCGTAATGTGTGGAGCGTGTGGATGCGTGATATTTCGAAAGTATTGGAGTGTTGGGGAGGATGGGCTGCTTCTGATCACGCAGGGGTAGACTATTCTCACATTGCCGCCGGATTCAAAGGACTATTGCCCCAAAAGGGTAAAATGAGGCTGTCATGTACGGATGATGATGGCCTTATCATTGAGGGGTGTCTGGCCCAGTTAAAGAAACGAAAGCCAGATGAGCACTCTCTGCTGGTAGCTCATTACCTCTATGGCATTTCAAAACGGAAGATTGCCAAACATCGGAAGAAATGCGAAAAGCAGATACGTGTAGAAATGTTGCTTGCAGAGGGATTCATTGAGGGGTGTTTGTCTATGTTGGATGTTTGTTTGGAGATGGATTGTGTTGTAGAGAAAAGATTTTTATAGCCCGATTACTCGGGCTTATTTTTAACATCGCGAACATATAAAATCACAGCTGATTTTATATCTCCATCAACATGCTTAGCATTTATGCTTAGATGGACAGGTTTTCTTTCCCACTCGGCTTTTTGTAAAGCCTCTTTGTTTCCTGATTCGTCAAGGAATATATCCTGAACAACACATGTTAGCCGTTGATCTGTATCGACATTTCTTACCTTAACTTTAAAGCATTCTGGATCGGTATTATTTACTTCTTCTATGCGGTAAATACCATCTATCCGCATTTCAGATGAACGCCTACGAGCATTCGTTACTAGTTCTTTAGCCATTGCAGAGTCAATGGTAACGCCATCAATTTGCGCGCTATCAGAACGAACAAATGATTTTACCATCTGTGTCTTAGCGTCGTAAGACATGCGGTCCATATTATCAAGCAAAGGTTTTTTGGCTATTATTTCAGAAACTACTTGTAACCTCTTGGTTTCTTGTTCGCTCATTATTTGCATTGTACGGAGATGCTCTTTGTCTCCATCTTTTGCAATTTCTGCGAGGCGAGTATCTTTACGGTTATCGAGAAACCGTTTAAATACTGTTACTCCGCCCCAGATGATAGCTGCGCCGAGAACAGTAACGATGATCTCAGTTGCGTTCATTTTACCAACAAGTTCCTGTGTAAGTTTGGTTAAAAACCCATCAATGTTAATCTCAACAAGTGAAGAGCCTTGCTCAACTTTTACTTCAATTTCTAAAGCATCAAGCTCATCTTTGGTGAGTTTGCGAACGTCTGGAACACCATACTTAGCTAACGCATATGATTTGTTGATTTGTGATTGCATCTCAACAAACCCTTTCATCACTGAGGGTGTTAGCGATTTGTTGAATTTATCACCAGTTAATCTAATTTTCAGGTTAGGCCAATCTTTGAAAATTAGCTTTTCTGGTAAGTCATAACCATTAAGGTAATTCTCAATCAAATCAAACGCTTGTTGTTCGGACTCAATACGAATATCACCAAGCTCTTCCAAGACAACATCCTCATCTTAAGCTAACTATTGCCGTGGAGGTAGGCAATGATTGCTTTCTACTATGTTTTTAGCTTTGAGATAAGAAATTAATGGAAAAACACAAAAAAATCACTAGTGCGGTCCGCATTTTGCTGTGTAGTGTGTTAAGAGTGGTTACTACGTCACACCGCTTAATTATCGAAAGCAGCCTCCTTGAGGGGGCAGAGTATTGGATGTCACCGTCTGCGATGATGCGGATTACGGGGATGACTGAGGCAAGATGCCAGTTGATACTGACACAACGGGTGATTGCGGGGGATGATGATAATGGCCGCAAATGGTATAGAAGTGCTACGATAACCATCCGTTTGACGCACTCGTCATCGACCGTCGTCAACACTCATCAACGTTCCTCCGTTGTTAGTAGATCTGGTCAACATGAACTAAGCTCATCAGTAGATGTCACAGTACATGAGCTGAAGAAGTGGTGTATAGGGGTAGTTAACATGAAAAAACAAGTAGCTAAATCAGAGGTGAGGTTTGACACTCAGAAGGCGTTTGCTGGTATGGGTGCGGCTGTTGAACTTTTGATGCGTGCTGCCCCAAATGTTCTCGAGCATAAGGTTTCCGGTCCTGAGAAGCAGGGGAAAGCTCGTATGCGTAAAGCCGCAGCATAAAATCCTACCTTTTTTATAAAAGCCTCGCTTGATGCGGGGCTTTTGTATTCTACCGACAACCCTGGCAAATGCCGGGGTTTTTTCTATCCAAATTTCCCCAGCGCGGGGTAATGAGATGGCATATGCACCATAACCCAGGAAGTTGGTTGGAGTGGAAGGAGTTGCTGTGGGGCTGGTGGCAAGGGGAGACCCCGGTAGGCGGCGTATTACTGGCCATTCTGACGGCGGCTGTCCGGGTGACCTACCTGGGCGGCGGCTGGAAGCAAACGGCGTTAGAGGGAGTGTTATGTGGTGCCCTGACGCTGACCGTGGTGGCGACGCTGGACTATTTTAACCTCCCCAAGTCGCTGACCCCGGCGATCGGCGGTGCCATTGGTTTTATCGGTGTGCAGCAGGTACAGCATTTTGCCTTGTATATCTTGCACCGCAAGCTGGGACTACCGACAGACAAGGAGCGGTAATTATGGCACTCACCAAGGATCAAATTTTTGATGCCTTACTGGGGCGTGAAGGGGGTTACGTCGATCACCCTCACGACAAAGGCGGGCCGACCAAGTGGGGGATCACGGAAAAAGTCGCTCGGGCCCACGGCTATACCGGCGATATGCGCAATTTAACGCGGGCGCAGGCGCTGAAAATCTATGAAAGCGACTACTGGTCGGGACCCCGTTTTGACCAGGTGGCGGAGCTCTCTGCGCTGGTGGCTGCCGAACTGTGCGATACCGGCGTCAACATGGGGCCGTCGGTGCCCAGTAAGTGGCTACAGCGCTGGCTGACCGCCTTTAACGATGGCGAACGTTTGTACCCGGATATCAGTGCCGATGGGGTGATTGGGCCACGGACATTGTCGGCGCTGCGTACCTACCTGGATGCCCGAGGAGAAGAGGGTGAGCAGGTGCTGTTACGGGCGCTCAATTGTAGCCAGGGAGATCGTTATCTGGATCTGGCCGAGCAGCGGGTGCAGAACGAGTCGTTTCTGTATGGCTGGGTTAGGGAGCGGGTGACGCTGTCTTAGCACAAACTGAATGTAGGCGATCGGTTGTGAGCCTACTTGGAGAGTTGCCAATGGGTGTGTGATCAAGTGCAGGGGGCATCTTTTGGCGGACTCATCTAAATATGTCGATAAGTCATGTACTAGGTGTTTCATTTTTTATACTTAAATGGTGAGTGATATGAAACAGTTAACTGTTACCATAAAGGGACTTGCTCAATATGATGGTGATGCGGCAGTCGAGGCTGCTGTGAACTTTACGATTTATAATGGTGATACCGTATTGGTATCTGATGGCATTATAGGTAAATCGTTATCTCCATACTCGCGACGCTATGTCGCAGGTGATATTGATGGCGATATTAGGGTTGTGCATGACCGACCCGATCTCCACGGGCTAGAAGTGAGTGCGGCATTGTCATAAGATGACTCCGGGTACCCAAAGGAGATGATCTTATGTTTGTTGAGCCAACTCTTAAGCAAGACCCTGATAATGCAGGTTGTGTATTAGGTTGGGCCGTTCTTTGCCCTAAGCCGTGGCATCTTTTCGGTATGTATGGTTCGAAGGATGAGGCGGATATTAATGCTACACAGCAAGGCGATAAATATGTGGTTAAATATGGATCGCATTGTATAGGCACTGATGATTTTATTTACGTTGAAATAAGTTAGTCGATAATAGACACCGAGCCCTGGTTATATGCTGGGGCTTTGTCGCATCTGTGTATCGCAGCGCATATTACCAAGAACCCTTCAGAATGAGCCTTGAGGAGTCGGCTGGCTGTCGGAGCCTTCTTGGGGC